GCATCGTGAATCAGACCCGGAGCTGGACATACACCAAGACGCCCCTAGCGCTGCCTGTTGCCCCGTACCGGGTGGAGCGGATGCAGGGTAAGGAGTGCGACATCTTCCCGCAGACGCTGGCCGAAGCGGTATTTATGCCGGATGGTAGCAGCGTTGCAGGGCCTGTGATTGGACGGAATGTGATACGCAGCTACCCGGTCGCCTCCGGCCAGAGCATCCAAGCGGGCGACGTAGTGGATGTGGTGGAAGGGAAAGTGCAGAAGAGCGCCACGCCGGTGGCAAATGTGGAGACGGTGGTGAATGCGGGTGCAGTAGACTGTATGGCCGCATGCGATTTAAATTCGGAATATGCAGTTGTTGCAGAGGCCGCCAGTAGTGGAAATAACCACGATGCTCACCTTATAAGCAAGAAAACCGGGAAAAATGTAAGTGAAACGGTTTATTTTAATGGGGATACGATATCTTCACTTGCACTTGCCCGCCTGAGCGATACGCAGTTTGTTGTGGGCTTCGCTTCATCCCAAAATGTCTTTTTATCGGTGGGAACCGTCAGCGGGGAAAGTATCAATCTAGGGAGCAGATACACCCTTATGGCACTCCAAAGTGGATGGAATTGCGATATCTGCATAGTTCCTTTTTCTGAAAACCAGGCTTTTGTCGTAACATGCAACGGAAGCAACAACTATCCATCGGGGAGTATTCTATCCATAAGCGGAAGCACAATAACAAAGGGGGCTTGGACGCATCCAGACGGCGTTGGGAGGCCCGGTGTGATGTCCGCTGCCCGCCTTCCGGATTCTGATGGGAAGAAACGGGTATGCGTATGCTTTAACGACGTAAATGACGGCAACAAAGGCAAAGCCGTCATCGCCACCATCGACAGTTCCAACGTGGTGACGTGGGGGAGCGTGGTGACAATCGTTCCTTCGGACGTCAACGGGACGAGCTGTGCGAGCGTTGGATCGGTAATATATGTGGTTTTTCATACCATAGTTTATATCCTAAATGACAATTTATCCGTTCTTGGACAAGAAAAGTATGATACGAACACTTATAGCGATACTAGGCTCACATTAACCTCGTTTGATAACTTCGCAGTCGGCACATATTTCGGGAAAAACCATACAGATGCGGCAGTAATCAGGTGGGACGGCGAGAAAGTTTCAATTTCTGAGCCATATTCGTTTTCTCCAGTTGGATATGCAAACTATATAAGTACAGCACGCATCTCCAATGACCGGATGATTGTTGC